TCTAATATATTAACTGCTTTCGACATTATTTTATCCTTTCGTCTTTCTGTTAATTATCCCTTTATATCCCATTCTATTCTACTTGTCAAATCTTTTTTCCACACGAACTTCGGAACAACTCTGCTGGGACTTGTGTACTATACTAACTAACAAACCAACCAACCTTACTCCACGGCGATGGAATGCGGATGTCATACCAGCAACGACAGTGCCTTGACCACCAGCATCCCCAGCGGGGACGCTGCTACTAAAACTATTAAACCCCAGAAAACCAACCAGTTCATAATGCGCAATGCACCATTTCCTGCATTTGCCCGAACGCAGCAGAGTCTGCCTGGATCTCCAGCTTAGCACCGTCACCCCAGTCCAGGTACCAGTATTCTAAGCGATGTAGTTCTTTGTGTTCGTTAACGTATCCACGCAGCTCGTCGCTGGGCCCGCCCCAAGAGAACTGCCAGCGCCAGAATCCTTCAGGTTGGTCGTTGAATGTATGCGGTTCAACATAATCAAAGGACAGCGCTTCATATTCAGGATCTTTCAGATCTTCCTGGCGGTCCTTCCACTGGTCTTCTACTAAGTCTTTACATGCTTCAGTCATAATTTTCCTTTCTATGCGCAGGGACGCCAGACGCCTCTCTGTTGTTAATCTGGATTAGCTGGGAGCTACCACTGATCCCGAAGGACCTTCAGCAGGGCTCGTCCCCTGATACTTATATAGTCCCATCTTATTCGATAGTCAAGAGGCAAATGCAAGAACTTTTGCACAGGAGTTACCGTGCTGGCACGGTGTGCTTGTGACTCCTGTTACTACATTTCCTACCGAAAGCCAGAGATCTACGATGGAGATGCAGACCTGAAGCTGCCACAGCAGTCCTGGCTGCACCAGCAGCTGTCAACTATAGTGACGGATCTTCGGGGATTTCAGCCAATGGAGAATGGAGAAGGAACTGTTCCACACGAGTCCAGGCGTCCCCCGCTGCGGAACCAGTGTAACTAACTTTTAACTGCGGTTCGCTGGTGATGGACAATGGAGAATGGAGAATGGAGCTCGGAAAAACACGCAGTAACCTTTGATCGAGGGTCTGAAGCATAATGAAACTTCGCCCACCTTGCAAATAATGGTTGTAAAGCCAGTTTTTTTGGAAGGGAGATAAATTTATTTTATTACTCCGAGTTACTTTCAACTCCACAAAAACACTAATGCCGTCCTGGATGCCAAAAACATCTGGTACACCAGGCATAGCCCAAGATTCTAATCTAGTCCAATGGATACTTGGTAAATTTTTCTTCACCATTTGCCAAAGTTTTGACTCTGGTTTCAAGTGGTGATTCCAGCAGGGATCGAACCTGCGGCCCATTCATTAAAAGTGAATTGCTCTACCATCTGAGCTATGGAATCATAATGCGTAAAGTAAACCAATTGAAATTAATCCAACAATAAATAAATATTTCAAACCACCAAGTATAATTAGTCCAATAATAATTGATAGCCACCCTTGATCATCATTCATGGCTGTCTCCTCATTAAATCTTGTAACTTCCAATACCACAGTATTCTAAATTCAAAATGTTCTGCTGAGATCATAGCATGTCTTAACCAACCTACACGATTCCAAAACAACTGCTCTCTAGTCATCTTGATTTGCTCCCTCACTACCTTTATCTTGTTCTGCAACATAAGAATCAATCATGTTTGCAACAAATTTAAACTCATCTTCTGGTGTTTGACCAGTGTTATCCCAATTCATATTGGCATTAGTCTTACAAATACCAGCAACAGTTTTTAACATTTGTAAAGGGGTCATTGGCCCTTCTCTATAATTTGTCATCTTCTATCATTCTCCTTAACATTAATTACTAACTCAACTTTTTTGTCAGACCATCCTCCCGTAACAGTTTCAAACCACTGCTCTAGCAAAGGCACTAACTTTTTCAATTCAATACCATCCGTACCATCAAGACTATCAAGCAATTGATTCTTTTTATCTTTACCATTAGTCCACTTTGTACCAATATTATTAACTACATATTTATCTATGTGCATAACTTTCTCCTTTTTAATGAATTGGCGTTCATGAAACTTCGAAACGGATTCGGTACCAATTCATAAACCTATATACTCCCAACTATTTAGATAGTCAAGACTTATTTTCTAATTCTTTTACTTCTTCAAACGTTGTTTCAATACTGTATTGCTCTTTTAAATCCTGAAGTTTCTTCTCAACCTCTTCTCTAGACATTGAATCAATAGTTCCTGTTAAGATTTCTTTTTTGTCGACATACAAACCTGCTATCTGACCACGCCTGGTTTCTGCAGCTACGGCTGCATTGTAATTACCAGCTGAAGATGCTGCATCTCTGATCCTGGCTAATGTAGATAGAGATCGTTCCTGACTGCACTTGTATCTTTCAACTGATGCACGTCTCTCAGCTTCAATTGCTTTTGCAACTAATGGATATCTATCAGGGTTTTGTAGCTCTGACGCCCGTACCTTCGCAGAACCCGCTGCATACCCAGCTTCAATGGCGCACTGTGATCCTGTTTTCAAACCCTCAGAATGGACATACAACAGAATAAACTTGCGTTGTTTCTGTGTTATGTTTCTATCAAATAATGCATCCGATAATGCATCAGGTAATTTTACTTCTTCTAATTCGCTCATTTCAATAGATGTTTTTTACAAGATAATATATTTTTATTGTAAAACCTAGCAAAATCGAGTTTTCTTTGTATATTTGTAACTTCTTGTAACTTATAAATAACTATTAAAGTTACAAAAAAGGTAAGTATTCTGCTGTATGTAACCTTGTTACCTTGTAACTTGGTAGTCTAATAAAATAAAATGTATAACTACTTGACTAAAAACATCTATAGAGATGGACGTTTAACTAAAAAACTTAGGATCTTCACGCACTAATCGTAATGCTTTGTCCAATGATTCTCTGCCTTCTGTAACTATTTGTTCCCACTCATTTGGCGTATAAGTTCTGTTAAATTTTGGGTTAAAGAACTCCACATGGAAGTTCGGGCATTTACTACACCTTTTTACTGTTCTTATTGGGCTGCTTGGTAGATTTGTGTACATACCTTTTTATCCTTTGTAATGGAAATAGTACCACATTCTTGGGTAATTTTTTCTTGAAATAGATAGAATCCATGATGCTCATGTTTTTAATTCGATCAAACTGATTGAGCCGTGATGCGAGGAGCGTGTCCAACAAATCCCGTTGCTTTAATATTTCTTCGTGATCCATACTATCCTTTCCTTTAAGTGGAGCCCCATATCACGCCACAGGTGGTAATGAGGCTCCTTTTTCGGGAGTGAAAAATGAAAAAAAATATTTCTCGCCCCAAAAGATAGTATAATTTTATCTCTTACGCAACTAAAAAGGTGGCTCTTGACCCTTACTTACCGTTACTATCGGTTGGGATCGGATAAATTTTGTAGTTTGGGAACCCTTCAGGCTCCAGCGCTGGGCCGTGGTAAATGCACGGATTTCCGTCCCCGTCGTCCCACGATTGAGGATAGTATTCTCCCACCTTCGTTTCGCCCTGCGAGTTACATACTTTGCATTGTTCAATGCTTCGTTCTCCTTCCCAACTTAGCCTTAGAAATCCATTCCCTTTGCAATTGAAACATATCATGTTCTTCTCCTTTCTCATCTACAATGATGGTGCCGACGTTAAGAATAGTCATAACGTATAGACTACCATATCTATTTCTTAATATATTTTCTACCCTATGGTATCTGTGTTGAACCAATAAATGCTCCTTGGTCCGTGGATCACGTCTCACTTTTGGTCTCAAACGAAAAAATTCATCTGTCAAACGTTGAATTAACGTTCTTTTCTTTTTGCGTTGTGGCATTTAATACACCTCCATTCTGATGTTCTGTGATTCTGTAACATATTGTCGAGGATGTATTTTCTTTTACAATCCTCGCAAACATGATGAGTATACATTCTTCCATACTTTGCACGGTAATTAAACCTTGGTAGTAATGTCATGCAACTTCTTTCCATCTATCTTTATAATTATTATTCGAATAAGTCTGAACGTTCACACCATCACTAAAAATAAAATAAAAAAAAGTATTTCTACCAGCTTCATCGTCCAAAAAGAAAAAAGAATCTCGTTTCTTTTCAAAAGCTTCAAGATAAAGCGAAGCCTGTGCTTTATGTTTCTCTGACAAAGGCCATCTAAAGTTACTTAAATTTTTAACAAATTTAAAATCAACTATAGCTAAATCTTCTGGTCCACTATTACCTTGTTCATTTTCACGGATAACAACATCATAAAATAAATTTTTATTTTGTATGTGTGGGTGAGGTATCTTTACATCCACACCTAGTGCCGTGGTTAAAATATCATTTTTTAATATTAGCTCACCAGCGGTTGTTACTTGATGTGGCATGGGCCATGATTTATGAAAAAAAGTATTTTCACCTAATAACTTGCTGGAAATATAATGATGCATATAATCACCTATCATCATATTTTCGCTTTTATAATAATCAGGTTCTCTTGGCGCAGATAACTCCACACCATAATCATCATCAAACATAAAATCATATAATTCAAAATTTTTATCTAAAAAAAAATCAAAATCAGTTTTATTACCTAATTCTTTAATTGGTTCACCATTTATTTCTGTGGTGCCATGCTCAAGCCATAATTTTGCTTCTAATGGTTTCCAATCTTTCTTATTTATTCTAGGCATTTATTTTCCTTTTCTTTGCTTCTTGTTTTACTAAATGTGTAATTTGCATACCTGCCGAACGATCGTCTTGCTCGGCAAGTTTCTTTAATAATTTGTAGGTGTCAATTGCCACTGCCACCGACTTGAACTTCTTGATATCCATCTTCATCCTCTGGTTTATCATCGTACTTATGACTTAGTAGCTCTACATCACCAAGGTCAATTGATGGTTGACTTTGTGAGTGGGCCACGGGCGGTGTAAACTTACGCCCGCAATTTTTGGCAAGCTTCGTCCATGTTGTAGCATATTCTTTGTAATGCCATTCCATGATCTCATCACCGAGCATACGTGAATCATTAGCACGCATCATATTTATCTTAGCCCTAGCTAGTCTAGTGCCAAGCTTGAAGCCTTCTTTAAATAC